GACGTTGGCGTGGGCGGGCGTCGGTGGTGTTGCCGAGCCGGCGAAGTCGGGGTTCGCTTTTGTGATGGGAGATCGCTGATGGTGTCTGTTCAAGCGATCGCCGATCGTGCTTCGACATATGACCCGGTGCGGGCTGTGCTGTTCCTGCTCGCGTTGCCGTTCTATGCCGCCGGCGCCGCTGCCGCGATTGTGTGGCTGTCTGCGACGTGGCTTTACGCTGCGGCTGCGACGGGGTTTGTGGATGCCCGTTCCCGTGCGAGTGGCGGGGTTGACGGGTGAGCATCCTTGATCGGGTGAACGCCCGGCATGCGTTGCGTGCCGATCCGGTCACCATGGAAGAGTTCGGGGTGCTGCTCGGTCAGTCGTCTGGGACGTCGGTGACGTCGCGGTCTGGTGTCCGGGTATCGCAGGACCGTGCGTTGGGTATCACGGCGTGGTATCGGGGCGCCCGGTGGCTGTCTGAGACGGTCGCGTCGTTGCCGGTGCACACGTACCGCAAGGCGGCCGACGGCCGGCAGAGGCGCGCTAACCCGTTGTGGATGGATCAGCCGGCGACCGATCTGCCGTGGTTCGGTCTGTCCGAGTTCATGATGATGTCGCTGATTCATCGCGGGAACGCGTTTGCGTGGAAGCGGCGCAACGATTCGGGGCAGGTTATCGGGTTGTCCCCGGTTCATCCTGATTCGGTCGCGTTTGGTGTCGCCGCCGGGTCGAAGGTCTTTGAGATCAGCCGCAAGGATGGTGAGAAGATCCCGGCGACGACGGTCGAGCTGCTGCATATTCCGGCGTTGACGACGGACGGCTATTTCGGGTTGGACCCGATCAGGGCGTTCGCTCACGGCCTCGGTGCGGTGGCGGCGGCCGACGAGTACGCGTCACGGTTCTACTCCAACGGCGCGAACCTGGCCGGCTACATCACGATGCCGGGCAAGATGGACGAGGACGACGCCGGCCGTCTGAAAGCGCAGTGGGATCGGCTCCATAAGGGTCTGTCTCACGCGCACGAGTTCGGGGTGATCGGCGACGGCGCCGAATATCACACGATCGGGTTGGACGCCGAGCAAACCCAGATGATCGAGTCTCGCAAGTTCGGGGTGACCGAGGTCGCCCGCATGCTCGGTGTCGTCCCTCACAAACTGTACGACTTGGAACGGTCGACGTTCTCGAACATCGAGCACCAGGCGATCGAAGCAGTCACTGACGGTATCCGTCCGTGGGTGGCACGTATCGAGGCGTGGGTCAATTTCGACCGGTCGATGGTCATCGAAGGCAACTACATCGAGCACGAGCTCGAGGGGCTGTTGCGGGGCGATATCAAGACCCGGTACGAGGCGTATGCGATCGCGACGGGTGGCCCGTGGATGGAGGGCAATGTGCCGCGCCGTTTGGAGAACCTGCCGGAGCGTGCCGAGCTCGACCGTGTGTTGCAGCCGCTGAACTACGCGGTCGCCGGCGCCGAGACTGAGGGGGCGTCGTCGAGAGAATTGGCGGTCGCTGAGGTGCTGCAGAAGGTCTATCTCGCGGTCGGCAAAGTGATCACTGCGGACGAGGCCCGCCAGATCGTGAATGATGCCGGCGCGACGTTGCCGCTCGGCGTGAACCCCGCACCCGAGGGAGCTACCCCGTGACCAAGCTTCAAACGTTCCCGGTGCTGACGCGGTCCGTGCCGCTGACCGACATCGCCCGTGCCGGCGATGGCCGCACCGTCACCGCGTACGCGTCGACGTTCGGTGAGCCATACCCGGTGTCCGACTTCGACGGGCAGTACGACGAGGTCATCCACCCGCACGCGTTCAGTAGGCATTTGGGGCAGCACGGATTCGGTGCGGTGCGCGTCATGCTCAACCACGGGATGACGATCTTTCAGACCCCGTCGGAACGGTTCGGTCTGCCGATCGGCACACCGGTCGATGTCCGGCCCGACGGCCGCGGCCTGCTGACGGTGACCCGCTACGCGAACACCGACCTTGCCGATGAGGTCCTGCAGCTGATCGATGACGGTGCGATCACAGCGATGTCTTTCCGTGGGCCGATCATCCGGTCGACGCCGGCGCAGAGCGTCGCAGGGCGCCGCACGATCGAACGGCTCGAGCTCGGCCTGATCGAGTACGGGCCGGTCGCTTTGGCGCCAGCGAATCCGAACGCCCGAATCATGGCGGTCCGTTCGCTGATGCTCGCCGATCAGGTCGGCGAGCTCACCGCCGACGAACGGACCGAACTCCTCGCAGCCTTACAAGCCGGCACTCTCGACACCACCGACCCGGTGCCCGTCGCAGACCCGCCGGCCGCAGACCCCGACACTCTCGACACCACCGACCCGGTGCCCGTCGCAGACCCGTCGACAGACAGTGACCTTCTGGCGAACGCTCAACTGCGTCGCCGTGACCCCGAAAAGGAATGATCCCATGAAGACCCTTGCAGAACTCCGGGCCGAGCGCGTCGCGTTCCTCGATCAGATCGACGACATCCTCCGCACCGCACAGGCCGAAGACCGTGCCCTGACCGACGACGAGCGCGTCACCCACGACGGGTTCGTCGCAGGCGTCGACGAGGTCGACGAAGCGATCCGTGCCGCCGTCGCCGTCGAAGGCGACGCCGTCCGGTTCTCCGCTCAGGAAACCCGCCGCGAGACGTTCGTTCCGAACATCGCTGTCCGTGGCGGCGACGCCGTCAAGGGCGACCGCGATTTGGATGAGCTGCTGTACGCCACCCCCGAGGCTGTCCGGGCGTCGGGCGGCAACGCCATGATCCCGATGGAGCAGGTCATCGTTCGGGCCAACTCCGCCGACGCCGGTGTCGTCGCGCCCCGGCTCCGCGAGTTCCAGCCCGAGCATCGCGAACTGATCCGGGCATTCCAGGCGACCGTCTCAGAGATGTGCCTCGTCGGGATGATGGTCGACTCTGACGCGAAGACGTCACGTCGCGGCTTCGAAGCGGCCCGCAGCCTCCCGCAGTACCGGGATCGCTGGCAGCACCTGATGCGTGCCATGGACGTCGACACTGCAGCCGAGGGCGGCAACTGGGTGCCGACCGGTATCGGCACGACCCTGCAGGAGCAGGTCCGAGCGGAGGGCAAGGTTGCGCCGTTGTTCCAGCGGATCAACATCCCGACCAACCCGTGGAAGATGCCGATCGAAGGCGGAGACACGACTGCGTTCCTCGTCGCCGAACCGACGGCGAGCAACGCGACCCCGATGACCGCTTCGCAGCCGGGCACTTTGGCTGCGACGTTCGACGCCGAAATCTTCGGCGCCCGCACGTTGTGGTCCCGCTCGCTCGACGCCGACTCGGCGTTGGCGATCGCCCCGTTCGTGTCCCGCAAACTCGTCCAGGCGTTCGTCGCCGCGGAGGAGAAAGCCATCCTCGATGGCGACGCAGACGCCACCCACCAGGATTCCGACACCCACACTGCCGGTGCGACGTCGCCGTCGTGGGCGTGGGACGGCCTCCGTAAGAAGGCCATCGCTCAGACCGTCGTGACGGCGACCACGTCGACCGTCGCGAACCTGGCGCTGCTCCGTGCCGGAATGTTGAAGTGGGGCTTGATGCCCTCCGATCTGGCGTTCATCGTCGGTGTCTCCGCCGCGCATGATCTGCTGGTCGACGCGAACCTGCTCACGGTCGACAAGTTCGGGCCGAACGCCACGATCCTCACCGGTCAGATCGGGTCCATCTTCGGTGTTCCGGTGGTCGTCTCCGAGCATGTCCGTGAGAACCTCAACGCTTCGGGTGTCCACGACGCCATCACGGCGACCAAGACCTACAACCTGTGCGTGAATCACACACAGTTCGCGATCGGTCAGCGGATGGCTTTCGATGTGATGACCTCCGATGAGCTGTTCATGCAGACCTACCAGCGGCTCGCCGTTGCGTTCATGCGTGAAGACTTCCAGCACATCGGTTCGGCGGTCGCGAACGATGATGTCGCCATCTCGTTCAACGTCACTCCCTGATGATTGACGGTGAGGCGGGCAGCGTTCCGACGCTGCCCGCCTTGTCGTACAAGCCGGGGTGGTCGTTCAAGGTCGCCGGTCCCGGCGGCCGGTTCCTGTGTGTGTTCGCGACGACCCCGGACAGCAACAACCCGACGGTGGATCGGTGCACGCAGCACCAGTGCGAGATCCCGTCCGGTGTCGACGGGCGGGCGTTGGCGGGGTGGGTGTTCGACCGGTTGCTCGAGTGCGAGGCGCACGAGGCCGGCGAGTTCTTTCGGTGGGGTTCGGTTCGGCCGTTCATGCCGAACCATGGAGACGAGGGCTCGCCGTATGTGCGGGTCGAACGATGGGAGATGGCTGATGCCGAAACTGGTCCATGACTGCAACTCGCCGACAAGGGTTGAGCTGATCGTCAAGCCGGGCGACGTGCTCGACGTGTCCGATGATGTCGCCGCGCAGTTGCGGCGTTCGTCGAACCATTTCAAGACGGTCGAGGATGAGCCTGTGAAGCGCGGCCCTGGCCGGCCTCGCAAGGTCGTCGAGGATGACACGGCCGAGGCGGACGACGAAGACTGATGGCGTATGTGTCGGTCGACGAGCTCGCGAGCTGGTTGGCGATCGGTGACGGCATCGACGACCCTGAGATGTCGCGGTGTGTCGCGTCGGCGCAGGAAGACGTCGACGGGTTCTGCGGGTGGGGCCCGGATGGGTTCGATCAGGGTGCCGCTGTGGCGACGCCCCGTGTGTTCTATGCGCCCGATGCCGGGGCGTTGGTGTTGCCTGCCGGGTCCGGGTTCTGGACTGCGACCGGCCTGGTCGTGGCGGTCGATGCCGGCAACGTCGGCACCTATTCTGAGACGTGGGCCGCGACCGATTCGGTGCTGTCTCCGTTGAACAACGTGTGGGGCGGTGTGCACGGGTTCCCGTACGTGGAGGTCCACGCCGTCGGCACGTACCGGTTCCCGGTCGATCATCGCATCGATACCGGCCTCCGGCCCCGTGTGCAGGTGACCGCCCGGTGGGGTTGGCAGACCGTCCCGTCCGATGTCGCGCAGGCGACGCTGATGCGTGCCGCTCAGATCCATTTGCGTCGCCGCACCGCTGACGGGACGTCGGCGTTGACCGGGTTTCGTGCCGGTGGACGTGACCGCGACTTCGAGCAGATGCTGATGAAGTACCGGCATCCGGCGTTGCGGTTCGGTATCGCCTGATGGCCGCGCCGTCGCTCGTCGATGTCGCCGACGCGATCGCAGAGCAGGCGCGTGCGACGAATCTGCGGGCGACCCCGTTTGAGCGTGACGGCGATTGGCAGCCGCCTGAGCTGATGATCCCGGTCCCCGAGGTCGAGCAGTTGACGTTCGGTGGTGACGGTGTGTGGTCGTTGCGGTATGAGCTGCTGCTCGTCGTGTCGTCTGCGTCTGACCGTGCGGCGCACATCAATCTGTCTGCGCTGCTCGCCCCGTTGAAGACCCGCCTGCAATCCGATCAGACGCTCGACGGGACCGCTACCGGGGTGTGGGTCCGTGAGGTGCGGCCCGATGATCAGATCCGTGACCGCAACGAAACCGAATGGTTCGGTGCCCGACTCGTGCTTGAGGTGCGAACATGACGATCCTTTTCGACGCCCAAATCTTCACCGGGTCGGCTGACATTTCGGGTCAGGCGAACTCTGTGACGGAGTCGTGGTCTGTGGTGATGATCGAT